TAACTATAAATCAGGAGAGTTTGGAGAATCAACATCAGAATGTCCATTTTAGTGATCAAACACCACAGTGGGATTATACTGTGGATAGTTCTCCAGATTTGACTTTTAATATTGCGGATACCAATGATGCAGATTTACAAAATTTCTTTTCGCGACCCATTAAAATTCAGTCTGTTACTTGGGCAACAAATGCAGCACAACCTTTCTTTTATAAGTTTAATCCTTGGGTTGATTATTTTGAAAATACGAGAGTGATAAATCGTATAACAAATTTCAATCTCTTACGATGTAAATTAAAAGTGAGAATTGTACTTAATGGAAATGGGTTTCACTACGGTAGGGCTATTGCTTCATATATTCCATTGCATTCTGTAGATTATTTTACTAAAGATCGCACTTTCTTTTTTCAAGATGTCATCGCTGCTAGTCAGCGTCCACATGTTTATTTGGATCCTACAAATAGTCAAGGTGGTACTCTCACACTTCCCTTTTTCTGGTACAAAAATGCACTTAGTATTCCAGAACAAGAGTGGAGAGATATGGGGGATATCATTATTCACGGTATGCAGGAACTTAAACATGCTAATGGTGCAACAGATCAGGTAACGGTTTCCGTTTTTGCTTGGGCCGAAGAAGTTTCCCTTTCTATTCCTACTGCCAATGAGCCAGGGAGTTTAGTTCCCCAAATGGGCGAAATTTTCACACCACAGATTCAAGACGAGTACGGGACCGGTCCCATTTCACGCCCTGCGGGTGTTGTAGCTAAGGCTGCTGGTGCTTTGAGTAATATACCCGGTATAGGTATGTATGCTCGTGCTACCGAGATGGCAGCTAGTACTGTATCAAGTATAGCTACTATGTTTGGTTATTCGCGGCCTGTTGAATTGGCTAATATCCAGCCGTATAAACCTACATATGTAGGTAATATGGCCAATACTAACATCCCAGACACCTCACAGAAATTAACTTTGGATGTCAAACAGGAGCTTACCATTGATCCGCGCGTGATGGGTCTTGGTTCAGTGGATGAAATGTCAATTAAATCAATTGCGCAACGAGAATCCCTTCTTACTCAGTTTGGGTGGAAAGTGGATGATCCAGTAGAAGAATTGTTGTTTATGTCCGAAGTTTCACCCGTTTTGTGGAATACAATAGATTCCAGTATTTCAACTAATCAGACTGAGATCCATATGCCAGCTTGTTGTTTTGCTGCTCTTCCATTTAGACAATGGAGAGGTACAATGAAATTTAGATTTCAAATAGTTGCTTCAGCATTTCATAAAGGTCGCTTAAAGATTGTGTATGATCCTTCTTATCCTCTTACTAACGAGTATAATACTAATTACACATATATTATTGACCTTGCTAAAGAGCGCGATTTCACTGTAGATATTGGATGGGGTAGTGAGAGAGGTCTATTAAATCACCGGAACCCTTTACAGGATGGTATTCCATATAGACCGAGAACTTCTGATACTTCTTTCACTCCTTTACCTTCATCGCCAGGCGCTTATGCGAATGGGATCATTTCAGTGTATGTTGTGAATGAACTAACGGTGCCTAATTCAACAGTTAATAATGACATTGCTGTGAATGTTTTTATTTCTGCTGGTGATGATTTTGAAGTTTTTGATCCTAATTCTAGAATTATTGAAGATATGGTTTGGGCTCGTCCAGTTAATGCTTCTGCGTTAGCAAATATTAGGGGGGAAGAAATCTTTACTCCGCAAATGGATATGAACCAACCTGATTCGGATCTTACTAAGCGTGAAGATGAGCCTATGAAGCAGCAATCATCTGTAACTATGGCTCCCATTTTGTCCGATAAAGATCACACATCGTGTGTTTATTATGGTGATCCTATAACGTCATTCAGGCAGTGTTTGAAACGATATAATTACCATTCAGCTGTGACAAATATTGCTTCACCCTCCTCAGGAAATGCTGGACCAGTTTTGATAAATTTGCGTAATAGTAATTTTCCTTATTATAGAGGATATATACCAGGTGCAGTACATACAACTAGTGTTCCCACAGCAGGGACACCATATAATTATTGTAAGATGACATTATTGAATTATGTTACTCCTGCTTTTACTGGTAGAAGAGGTGGTCTGCGGTGGAAGTATTTTCAAACACAATCTAGCACAGATTCGCACACAAGGGGCGCTAACTTAATGATGGTCACCCGAGATGCTGAGCCAGAATCAGGATATATACAGTTAGAGACTTTTTTAAAAGTCGGCACTGTTATACCAAATGAGCGTATTAGGTTATTAGAAACAGTCATTCCTCATTCTTGGGATGGTGCTGTTGCTACTAGCTCATTGCACAATCCTGTAGTTGAAGCCGAATTACCATATTATACTAATGTTCGTTTTTCTCCTGCCAAGCAGGCTGATATGACTTCATCTGCTGGAGTGTGGCATAAATATCACTGGTTGACAGCTGTAGCTGATACGCGCGATGCGGATTTATTCGCAATACATTGCTTTGTATCTGTGGCTGAAGATTTCAATTTAGCATTTTTTACTGGTGCACCTGTGGCATATCGTGTGCCGCAAGATTCCGAACCTATTGCATCCTAGGTAAGTGTATATTGGGGACAGACACCCCTTTAACAAATGTGGAGTTAAGATTCTCCAGCAGGGAAAACAAAATTTACGTGTCGGTGGCTGACACGGGGGGTAGTACTTTTATACCCCTGAGCTATGCCGTATTAATTTTGATGATGAAATTTTTACTCGGCATAGCCGAGATTTTTCGTAGTCACAACTTTATTAGCGTAGCTCAGCAGCGTTGGAAATCGCTGCCTTTGGGTGTGTGTTTTGCATACACACCCAACGCTGAGCTACTTATA